GACGCGCCGTGATAGACGAGGGCAAACCCGGTAGTCGACGTGACCGTGATCGTCGTGTCGGTCGCCGAGATCGACTGCGCGAGGGTAGTCTCGGCGAGCTCGAAGATGTCTTTTTTGGCCGACCGCTGAATATCGGCGCACGAGATCTGATAGCGCCCCTTGTCGAAGTTCGCCTCGACGACGCGCTGCGTACCGACGAGCACGAAGTCGGAGAACGCGAGGTCCGCGTACCCGAGGAAGAACGAAACCTTGCGATCGCGCAGTCCCGTCGCCGCGCCGAGTCGCGTCCGGATTTCGTCCGTGAGCGCGCCCGAAAGGTCGACGACCGAGAACGTCGCGGACCCGATCTCGGAGCGGCCGTCGATCGGGTTGAGCCGCTGCGAGATGATGCTCGGCTCGAGCAGCGCGCCCTCGATGACCGTACCCGAGAGGCCGGCGATACCGGCGTGGCTCGTGATCAGGACCGGCGTCGGGTATTCGATACGCACGACGAACCGCGGCTCCTTGATCGACGCGACGTTCGCCGCGTGGAAGGTTGCCGGATCGGTACGCATCAGACTTCCTCGAGGTCGAAGGCGACGCGCATCGCGTCGTCGTTCGGAGTCGCGCCGGTGCCGTCGAGGCGCTCGAACGTATACGCCGCGGCGACTCGCCGCACCGTGTACGTCGTCCCCATCGCGGCGATCGTGCCGTAAGGCGAGAACGTGAACGACTCGCCCGCCTCGACCGAGTGCAGGAACTCCGCGAGCGCGGCCCGCTCGGTCGAGTTAAGGACGAGCGCGGTCGCGGCCCACCCGGTCTTGCCGAAGTAATAGAGCGTCTCGGTCTTATCCGAGAGCGACCGCTGCGTCTCCGAGCCGACCTTCCGAGAAACGGTCAGACCGCCCTCGACGATGCGGAGGTCGAGCGAGTAGGAGGCGCCCGCGGTATGCCCGGCGATTAGGCTGCGCTTCGCGGTATAGGTTACTGCGGCCACGTCAGCCTCCGGCGATCAGGCCAGCCTGCCGGCTGTTCCCGTTGATGAAAACGACGTCGCGGTTGTTGATCGCCTCCGAGAGTTGGTCGATCAGCCAGTCCGCGGTTTCGCGCGACGAAAAGAGATTGCCGTTGATGACGACCTGCGCGATCCGCGACTGCGGCTCGAGCGCCTGCTGCGCGTTACCGACCGGCGCGGCCGGCCCGGCCGCCGCTCCGCTACCGCCGAGGCCGGAAGAGGTCACGCTCGCGGAACCGCCCGGAACCGTGCTGCGGATTTTCGCGACCTGAATCGCGCCCGCAAGCGCGACCTTCGCGGCGGCGCCGAGGTTCGCCGGGAACGGGAGCGAGCGCAGCGCCTTCGTGACGCCTTCGGCCGTGTTGATCACCGCGTTGGCGATCGCGAACGCTTGCTGAACCTTAAACAGCTTCGTGTTCTGCCCGGCAAGACTCGTGAAGAGTTCGCCCGCAAGGTCCATGATCGACTGATTTTTGATCGCCTCGAAGTCGAGTTGCTGCAACCCGAATGCGCGCGCGATATCGGCGCGGAAGTATTCGAGATCGGACGCGACCTGAATCCGCTGCGCCGCGCTCGTCATGTCGATGTTCGCGAGGATCGCCGCGTGATCGAGAGCGAGCGTCTCGAGGTTCGCGAAGTGCAGCGCGGTGAGGTCGTACTCGCGCTTGAAGTTCTTTTCCCGCTCGAGCTGGTCGCGCTCGCGGATTTCCGCCGGCGTGAGCGCCCGCTCGCCGGCCTTGCCGCCGGCCTTGCCGCCGCCGAGGTTCGGGACCTGCGGCGTCATGATATCGACCGGGACCGTCATCGGCACGCCTTCGACTGCCGAGACGGCGCTCGCCTTCATCGCCTCGATCTGAGTCCGGATCGAAACGATCGCCTGCTCGAGACCGCGGCGGCCGAGCACTACGCCCTGCCCTTCGACGTACCCGAAGTTGAAGAAGATCGGGATGGCGTTGCGGGCCTCACTCAAAATCTCGAGTTTCCGCTCGAGCTTCTCGAGCTCGCCGCCGCCGCCGGCGAGGATGCGGAGAGACTTGATCCACTCGTTAGTCTCGCGGAGCAGCGGGACGAGGATGATCGAGGCGAGCGCGGCGAGTTCGATCGCGGTGCTCTTCGCGCCGGTCTTGAGCACGTCGAGTTGATCCCCGAGCGTGTCGACGTTCGCGATCGCATTTGCCGCTACCGGGCCGCCGATCTCCGAGAGTTGCGCCGCCATCTCTTCGCCGTTCGTCCCGATCGCGACGAGCGTCGGGATGAGCTCCGCGCCGGAGCGGCCGAACAGGGCCATAGCGGCCGTCGTGCGCTCCGCCGGGTCCTCGATCGCCGCGATCTTCTGCGCGATCGCCTCGAACTGCTTATCCGGCGAGAGCGCAAGAACCTGCTGCGCCGAGAGACCGAGCCGGTCGAGCGCGGCGACCGCTTCCTTGCCGCCCTCTTCGGCGCCGACGAGCGCCTTTTGCATCCGCGCGACCGCGCCGGAGACGCCCTCGAGCGAACCGCCGGAGAGCGTCGCCGCGAACTGTAGCCGCTGCAACGCGTCGATCGAGAGCCCGGTCTTGACCGCCGTATCGTTGAGCGCCGACGCAGCCTGTAGCGCCTGCGTGATAACGGCCGCCATCGAGAACGTCGCGACGATCCCGCCGAGATGCTTAAAGGCGCCGGAAAGAGCGGACACGCCGCCGTCGGTTTCCTTCAGCTTGCCCTTGACGCGATCGAGCTCGGAGCGCATCTGCGCCGAGTCCGCCGCCATCTTGACGACGAGTGTGCCGATGTCAGCCATTAGGTTTCCCCACCATCGCGGCGAGGACGCGCCGCATATCGTCGACCGGCTGCCCGCGCTCCGGTTCGACCTTCCGCTGTGGTACGAAATCCTCGACGCGCCACGCCTTACCGTTCCGCTTGGCGCCGGCCGCGTTCGCGACCGTCGAGGCGATCATCCCCATCCGCCAGTTTTCCATCTCGTAGCCCCACGGCTCGAGCGAGAAGAAGGCGCCCCAGTGGGTAAACTCGGCGGAGCTCATCCGCTCTTGGAGCTCCGCGACCGGGATGCCGAACTGAGCCGCGAGCCGGAACCAGAGCAGGAGCTCCGGCTCGCAGGTCAGTTTTTTGCGGCCGCCTCCGCCGCCTCGGCGGTCAGGCCCGACGCCTCGATCACGGCGCGCGCGATCTCCGAGACCGCGGCGCCGTCGAGCTTGGCGACCTCCGCCTCGTCGTCGAAGAGTCGCGCGCCGTCGGCGTCGCAGAGCCCGAGGAACGCGACCTTGTAGTCCGAGAGCGGCTCGCCGCCGGCGGTAGCGTCGGCGGCCCACCTCTGCAACTGGACGCGTTCCGCGCCGGAGAGTCCGCGGACGAAGAGCGCGACGCCGGCGACGGTCAGAGACCGGACGGTTGCCCGGGCGAGACCTTCGCTGATTTGCGCCTTCAGCAGATCGCGGGACGCCGGCATTACGGAGTCCTCGTCGGGAGCGCGGTCAGCTCGAGCGTCGCGTTGACGACGAGCTCGCCGCCTTCCGCCGTGAGCGTGTCGATCTCGAACTTGGTGAAGAAGCCGCGGACCTGCACCTGATACGCGCCCGGGTCGGGCATAACGATGCGGTAGTTGTGCTGCGTGCCGGCGAGCAGGCGGGTGATCATCGCCTCGTGCGAGGTCTCGGCCGGGTCCCAGAGGAGTTTCATCTCGACGGACTGCGGATCGTGCGGACCGACCATGCGCTCGGGATACGCGGAGCCGAGGACGTAGGCGTCGACCATCTTGCGGGCGTAGCCGGACCACTTGATCTCCTGCACCTGCGCGACCGTGGCGAAAACCTCGTTGGACGTCGCGCCGTCGCCGGCCGAGAACACGACGCCGGAAGTGATGTATGCGGGCATTTTCTTGATCTCCAAAAAGAGGCCGCCCGAGAGCGGCCGAGGTTACAACGCGCCCGGGGGTGGGCGATTAGCGGAACACGAACTCGAAGTCTTTGACGACTACGCGGAGCGTCCGGTCGCCTTGCGCGTCCGCCTGCTCCTGACGCTGCGTAAGCCGCGCCTGCAGAACCGTGACGCCCGAGATCGACCCGGACCATCCATCGATGCCGGCGACGATTGCGTCAGCTACGGGCGCGACCTGCGCCATCGTCTCGCCGACGGTCTCGATCCGGAGAATCGCGCGCTGTAGCGTCGCGACGTTCCCGAGCACCCGCGCCATGCCGGCGCCCGCGGTACGCGAGACGGCGACCGCCGGGAGCGTCGGTTCCTGCACGATGACCTCGCGGTATACGCGCTGCCCCGCGCCGGTCGCGAGCGCCTTAACGCGCGCGATGACTGCGTTTTCGATACTCACGGGTCGACCGTCCTCTCGGTGTCGGTTCCGCGCTGCGCCGCCCGGCGCGCGATACGGTCGAGCCCGAGCGCGAGGATGCGCTTGAACTCCGGCACGATGCCCGTCCGGGTCGCGTTCCACGCCGGCTCGAACCACGGCCGGCCGGCGACCTTGCGCCCGGACCGCCCGCGGGTCGTGAACCCGTACTCGACCAGGTGGCCGTAGAAGATGCCCCGACGCCGGCGCGTGTAGTAAACGTTATGCAGCGCCACGCCTTTCCGGTCCTTCTGCTTCGGACCGACCTGCACCTCCACCGCGTTCGTCCCGCGCGGCGTGACGGTGACGATCCGCACCGACTCTCCGAGCGCGCCCGAGCGGCCCTGCACCCGCGCGTTATTCGACGCGGCGCGGCGGAGCGGGATCAGGGAGCGGCGGGTCGCGCGGGTCAGGAGGCGCTTGCCGGCGAGCGCGTCGAGCTCGAGCAGACGCGCCTCGAGTTCTTTCAACCCCTCGACGTTGATATCGGCGACGACCGGCATTAGCCGAACCTCTCGAGCGTAAGGAGTTGCAGTTCGACGTTTTCCGAGTCGCGGTCGACGATCTGCTTGATATCGAAGAGGCGCGACCCGTACCGGATGCGGTCTTTCGGCGTCAGCGTCACGCCCGGGATACCGCGCAGGACGATCCGCGTCGAGACGTCCGCCTGAACGTGCGCGGCGGCGACGTACTCGCGGCCCGAGAGCGGCTCGACCGAGGCCCAGACCGTCGCGAGCGCGACCCACGTCGGGACCTGATCGCCATACGCGTCGGTTCCGTCGGTCGCGCGCTCGACGACGACCCGGTGTCGCAGTCGGCCGGCGCGCATCAGAGGTGACGCCGATACGGAGCGAGCAGCGCGTCGACCGCGAACGGTAGCGGCGCGACGATTGTCCCGGTGACGACGACTTCCCGGTGCTCGTAGAAGTGACCGACGAGCAGACGGAGCGCCTGCATGATCGGCTGCGGCACGAGTTCCGGGCCGCCATAGCCGGCGACGAACTCGACCTCGACCGCGGCGAAACGGTCGGAGACGGTCGGCCAGCGGTAGCCGTCGCGCGGACGGAGCCGCGGCGGCGAGGTGTTCAGGTCGGCCTCCCACTCGAGAGACGACCACGTGACGAGCGTGCCGGCGTCGTTCCGATACCGGACCGCGGCGATCGACTGCACCGGGTCGCGCGGCAGCGTGATGATCTCGCCCGGCGGGAAGTCGTCGAGCGTCATCGTGAAGCCGGTCGTACAGAGCGCGAGGCCGCACGTCGTCTCGATGTGCTGACGCGCCGCGAGGATGAGCCCGGCGATTACGCCGTCCTCGTCGAAGTGATCGACGCGCATATGCGCGCGCGCCTCGGCGATCGAGAGCGGCTCGGCCGTCGGCGGCGTGGTGACGCGGATCGAGGACTTCATCACTTATTCTCGGGCGCGGCCTTGCGCGCCTTGTTCGCCGGCGGCTTGGCCGCCTTCGCGCCGTCGGCGGGCGCGGCCCAGCCCTCGGCGATCGCGAGCTCGGCGCACTCGTTCGAGACGTCGACCGTCGCGCCGGCCTCGTAGTGCACCACGTCGGTGCCACCGTAGGCGTAGGCGAACGACTTGAGGATTTGCACCTGCATAAGAACCTCGAGGAAAAGAGAGAGGGGCGGCCCTTTCGAGCCGCCCCCCCTCCGCGATCGGACTTATCCGATCAGGTGGTCGCGAAGCGCACGACCTTGATGGCCTCCGAGTCGAGCAGCATCCCGCCGACGCGCTTCGTGGTGTAGAAGCTGACGTAGGGCTTGCTCGAGTACGGGTCGCGGAGCGTCCGCACGCCGACGCGATCGACGATGCAGTACCCGGCGCGGAAGTTGCCGAACGCGATGGACAGGCTGTTCGCCGCCTTCGCGGGCATGTCCTCCGCCTCGTACACCGGGTAACCGAGCAGCGTGCTCGGCTGACCCGCGGCGAGACCCGGCTGCCAGAGGTACTGGCCGGTCGTGTCCTTGATGCCGCGGAGCTCGCCGAGGATCGCCTTGTTGGTCATCCACGCCGCGCCCGAGCGGAACCCGGCCTTGAGCTTGTAGACCGTGTTGACCAGCACGTCCGCCTTGTTCGACGCGGCGAAGTCGCCGGCGACGCCAGTCGGGATGTGCTCGAGGGTGGCATCCGCACGCGACGCGTCCGCGGTGGCCGCGGTCGAGTAGTTGAGGAAGCCGCGCGGCTTGTTCGTGCCGTCGCCGACGATGAACGCGTTACCCTCCTGACGCGCGAACTCGAGCGCCACGGACTCCGCGAGCCACTGCTCGACGTTGAAGAACACGTCGTCCAGCGACCACTGCGTCGCGCGCGGGTTGGCGTAGACCTCGCCCATCAGCGCCGCGCGCTCGGCGAGCGTCGGCGTGTTGGTCTCGGTCCGCGCCGCGGTCTCGCCGACCCACCCGCTCGAGGTGCCGCGGAGGTCGATCAGCCGCTTGTAGTCGTTGGTCGAAACCGAGACCACGGTCGCGACCTGACGCACCGGCGAGATGTCGACGAGGCGCGCCTGCACCTCGCGGG